TGGATATTCTTTAGTTCTATATTTATCGAGTAGAGATTGGAAGTTATCAACGCGATCAGAACCTACAACCATAGTGACGTGAGTGTGACCTTGCGCTTCTAAATGTTTCATAGCATCAATTGCAGTACGCACTTTGCCACTCGCAACAACGTTTGCATTTGGAAACAAACGATTCATTGCACCAACTTTATCTTTGTGACTCAATGGATTCTTTTTTGAGTCCTGAGAATGTGATGGGAAAATATAATGTTTGCCACCAGTTTTTTCTGCATGCGCTTGAACCGCAGAAACCAATTTGCCGTGACCTGTTTCGGTTGGTGGATTAAATCTTCCAAAGGTGAATGTTGCTTTACTCATAATACACTCTTTTGCGCTTTTAATGCAGCTGAACGTTTGCGATTTGCTTCAGTAAATGCTCGAGGAACAAACTTCATTCCTCCAGAAACAAACCCTTCGCCAGCAGCTTCTTGACCATCTATCTTGTGCGAATATCCGCCATGTGCTGTTTTTGAAAGAGCATTTGCAACTGCTTGCGTTGCTTGGTGAATGTGGTGGTGAACTTCGAATGTTCTATCAAACTTATCAAGATTATCATTTACATGATTAATTGCAACTTTCATGGCTTCGGTTTTTTGAGCCTTTGCTTTATCAGTCTTAACTTTATCAATTTTCTTTTGATGATCTTGTTGAAGAAATTTTGTATAACCTTTTGCGCTTGGCTTTTCTCCACTATCAACAGTCGAGTTTGCATAACGCAATAAAGTTTCTTCATGACCCTCGTGATGGTCATGTGAATGATCTTTTGAGAGTTTCTTTGCAGCAGCGATATGTTCAAGTGCTTTTCGCTTTGCTTCTGGGCTGAGTTTTCTTTCTTCTGAAGAAACAAGATGACTCATTAGATGAACATCTGGATGTTCTTGCAACTCGCCTTCACCGATTGGAGATGTGCTGCCATCAGCAGCAATACGAGAGTGAAGCGCAATGCTCAATGGAGCCTTTGCGAGTTTCTTTCCTTCTGCAGAATTTTTATCTACAGAATAACGAATAGTATTCGGTTTGTGACCGATGTTGCCATCTTCTTCGGTGCGGTCTTCAAGAGAACTGAGATATCCACCCTGATATTCTCCTGAACCCTTTGGAAGCACTTTATGAACGTGCTTTAGAATGTTCATAAGTGGACCAGCGATGTATGGCTTTTCGCTGTGTTGTTTCTTAATATCTTCTTGAGAGAAGTTATAAGTTGCGCCAGTGCCTTTATACTTCACTCCGACCTTTCCTTCTGGAGTGCGAATAGCCTGGAATGACATACGATCGTCGATCTTTCGAGTGATCGGAGTGCGACCGTTGATAACGCCTTGGATTTTGGAGAGAGTTGATCCGACTGCGCCTTTGCGAGAAGCAAATGCAGATTCAGAAGGATGGGGTAAATGTAATATTCCGCGAACAGGCTTTTTAGCCTCTGTTAATAGCGGAATACATTGTTTGAATCCAAACATACTCTCTCCACACTGTGGGATTATAGTATATTTAGTTATTTTTATCGGTTAAAACGTCGTGTATAATGTCGTCAATAGTTTCGTTGATTGTGTGTTTTGGGCGATATCCCAGTGTCATTAATCTGTTGTTATTCATAAAGAAAGAGCGAGAAGATTGAACTTTTTTATGAAACTCTTTCTGCTCAATTGTACGGATTTCAGAGCCAGAGTCCATCGCATCTCGAGCATAACGAATAACGTCTCGGAAGATCACCCCTTTACCGTTTCCGATATTGTATATACTATTTTGTTCCCCAGATCTAACGCAAAGGTCGATAGCACGAGCGCAATCCCTAACGTCAATATAATCGCGATAAAAATAACCAGAGTCGTAGAGGTCCACTGGGCGGTTTGCTTTAAGTTCCCCAAGTAGATATTGAAGCGCGTTTTTCTTCGCAGAAACTTTTTTATCATCTTTTCCAAGAACATTTGCGAGCCTCAAAATACGATAATTTAAATTGAACGTCTCACAGTAAGACATGAGTAACTGCTCGGCGCATCGTTTTGTGATTGAATAAAATCCCTTTGGGTCGCAGGAATCAGTTTCGTGGATGCCTCGAGAACCTTCACCAAAACCAGAATCTTTACCGTAAACAAACCAAGAACTAATGAAATTAAAACATCCTTGTTCACCAGTTCTTTGTACATATTTTCGATAACTATCCAGAACCTTCATTAAGACAACGAGGTTAGTATTAATATCCAGCTGATTATCGAAATGTACATTATAATTGTCAACAGTGCTAATAAAGTAAACACACTCCGCACTGCGTACTTCGTAATTTTCTCGATAGTTGATGATGAGACCGTTCTTCGAGGCTTTACAATACTCGCTTCCAACAAACCCATATCCTCCGAAAACATTTACGAATGCCATTTTGACATCACACTTTCGTAGTAAGCAAATACATCTTCACCGTAATGCGGTGGGCAACCGACGAAGAATACATTGCTCAATGCCTTGTTAGCATTCGGATACTTCGAAGCATCGTCAAGATGCTTATAGCCAGGATGCAACAAAATATTTCCAGCAAAGTAATTGCGAGTCTGAATACGATTTGCTTCGCAGAATGCCTGAAGTTTTTCCTTGAGTTCAGGTGTATCAGTGATCAAAGGAACACCGAACCAAGAAGGGTCAGCAAGCAAAAGATTCTCAGCAACACGAACACCAGGAATATACTTCTCAAAGAGATGTTTGATACGAGCAAAGTTCACACGACGCTTCACATCAATCTCATCGATTTTCTTCAACTGCTCAATACCGATAGCACCCTGAAGATCTAGTGGCTTGAGATTGTATCCCATATTTGAGAACAGATACTTGTGATCAATTATTCCATTATATCCTTCAAGCCATTTATCAAAGCGATTGCCGCATGTTCCACAAGCCAATAGATTAGCAGCACCAACGCAACGGCAATCACGACCCCACCAGCTAATGCTGCGAGCAGTGTTGATGAGTTGCTCGTCGTTTGAGCAAACCATGCCGCCTTCGCCTGTCGAAATGTGGTGAGCAGGATAGAAAGATGTTGTCCACGCATAATAATAATCCGTCAGCAGTTTACCATCCCAACGAGTACCGAGTGAATCGCAATTATCACCAATCAAACGGATGCCATGTTTCTCGCACATAGCCTTGATTCGATCCATATCTGGTGGATTGCCAAGAACAGGGGAAACAAAAATCGCAACGGTTTTATCGGTGATCCACTTTTCAACATGATCGAGATCAAAGTTGAGCGTCTTCATTTCAATATCAACAAAGACTGGAGCAAGTCCATTTTGAACCAAAGGAGCAATCGTAGTCGGGAAGCCTACTGGTGAAACGATAACCTGATCGCCATCTTTCCAACCCAAATGCTTTTTGAGAGCAGCAACCATGGTGAGATTAGCAGATGAACCAGAGTTCACCATGTGGCAATGCTTTACATTGAATTTATGTCCAAATGCCCACTGAAACTTGGCAACTTGCTCACCAGAAACGAGCCACTTACCCGTCAAGAACGCAGTTACACCAGCGATAACTTCCTTCTCATCCCAATATGGACCAGAATAGAACACGGTATCTTTCTCAGGATTGAATTGTTTGCAGTTGTATGCATACTTCGGTGTGCCAACAGCGGCAACCAATTCTTCAATCATTTGCTTCACGTCGCTCATTATTTCATCCTCAAGATTTGTCCAAGATATTTACCATAATCCGATTTACTATATTTCTCAGCAGCACGGCGAACTTCGTGTTCTGTGATCCATGCATTCTTGTATGCAATTTCTTCTGGGCATGCAATCATCATTCCAGTTCTACGTTGCACAGAACCAACAAATACAGAAGCCTCTGAGAGAGATTCGAAAGTCCCAGTATCAATCCAAGCAATACCACGATTGAGATACTCAATCTTGCAATTATGATCTTGCATGTATAGATTATTAATATCTGTAATTTCCAACTCGCCTCTTGCCGAAGGAGTTATCCTCCAAGCATATTCTACTACTTTATTGTCATAAAAGTAAAGCCCAGTGACCGCATAATTGGTGGGTGCAAATTTAGGCTTTTCAACAATTTTAATTGGATCGCCATTATCATCAACTTCAATCACACCAAATCTTTCTGGATCTGCAACGTGATACGCGAATAGAGTGCAACCAGTATTATTCCAAGAAGCGGCATTGAAGCGATTGATCAACTCATTTCCATAGAAAATATTATCGCCAAGAATAAGAGTAACATCATCTTTGCCAATCCATTTTTCAGCAATGCGGAAACACTCTGCAATTCCTCTTGGTTCTAGTTGAGTTGCATATGAGATGTTTAAACCCCATTGTGAACCATCACCAATTAAATTTTCAAATGGCGCTCGATCAGTAGGCGAGGTGATGATCATAATCTCACGAATACCAGCCATCATCAATGTTGAGATTGGATAATAGACCAATGGCTTATCATATACAGGCAGTAATTGTTTTGAAATTACTTTTGTGCATGGATACAAGCGAGTGCCGAGACCGCCTGATAAAATAATTCCCTTACGCATAATTCATCCTCAAAAAACTAATAATACCAAGAAATAGTTTTTTCTAGACCTTCAGCAAGTTTAGTCTTTGCTGACCAACCTAGTTCTTTATAAATCTTACTCGCATCCATTGCATATCTGAAATCATGACCTTTACGATCATTCACAAAATTAATCCATGATTGATACATGTGCACTGGCTTGCCCATAACATCAAGAATCAAAGTGACCATATCGAGATTGCTCATCTCAACACCACCACCGATGTTGTAACGTTCGCCTGATTTCCAGTTTTCTTTGATTGTAAGCAAAGCCTCGCAGTGATCCTCAACAAACAACCAATCACGAACATTCATTCCGCTGCCATAAACAGGAACAGGTGTGTTATTCTTGATGTGGCGAATAATTGTTGGAATAAATTTCTCGTGATGCTGGCGAGGACCATAGTTATTTGAACAATTGGTTACAATTGCATCAATATTGTGTGTGTTGATATATGCACGAACAAGATGATCGCTGGCTGCTTTGGTTGCAGAATACGGATTGCGAGGATTGTATGCAGTATTCTCAGTGAACGGAGGATCTTCGTGAGTCAGACTTCCGTAGACTTCATCAGTCGAGATGTGGACTAATCGACTCCTGTGTTTACGGATACACTTGATGATATTGTGAGTTCCGCCAATGTTAGTGTCCACGAACACATCATCGCCCCGAATAGAGTTATCCACGTGAGATTCAGCAGCAAAATGGAAAGTGTGAGAAGGTTTGTAGTCTTCATAGAGATTCTCCAGAACACCAAGATTGCGAATGTCGCAATGCTTAACTTCTAGGCGATAATCTTCCCAATAGCCATTCAGGTTGCTTCCATTCGCGGCATAGGAATGATTATCAAGGACGACTACCGTGTCACTTGCATATTTTTTCAGGTGAGAGATTACGAAATTAGAACCAATGAATCCCAAACCACCAGTCACAAATACAGTCATAAAGCCTCAATTATATTTGAACACCCATTCTATCAGCAGCACGAGTGTATCCATTTTTAGTTCTTAAAAATGCTTTTTTACCTTGTTTCATTTTTTTGATATCATCTGAGATGATAACGTCCCAATCACCAACCCCAGATGTTGTAATATCAAATTTAACATAGATAACAGCGTTCTTAATTGCATCAGCAAATATATCATTGATATTTAGTTCGCCAGAAATGCTTGCGTCCTTTATATATTTCTCACACTCATACATGACTTCGTTTAGAGTGGGATTCTTTTTAGTTTTCAGATATGCATTCTTATTTACAAAACCTGCAACCGCTGCTAGTTTAAAATTCTGTTCACTAAGATTTTCAGATTCCTTAATTAGATTTGGAACCATATAGGAAACTGCTTTGATTGGTCCAATCAATACGCTGTTCTCAGAAAGAACTTTCAAAACATTATATTCTTTAGTGTTTTTCCATTTCTTTAGTTTTGCAGAATCGTCTGCAATCAAATCTAAGATATCTCCTGGCTTTACAACGTTAGTTGTTTCACCAGACTTTGCGGAGATAATATATTTTTTAGTTCCTTCGATAATTGAATAGTCCATCAATGGTTCATTTGGACGTAGCGGCACCAATATTTGCATATTCTGCGTCACGCTTATGCCCTTTGGTGCAAGTAATTTCTTGTAGAATATTGCTAGTGGACCAATAACCTCACCAAAATCCTTTTTAATATCATTTAATGGAAGATCAGATTCAACTCTATTGTATATTTGCGATAACTTTGTATCTGGTATTTTTTTGCAAGAATGATCTAAAAGGGCATCCAGATAAACTTTTAGATTTGGAGATAAATCCTTTCTTTCAGAGATAGTGCCTTTGATGAGTTTATAGTAGTTACTAACTGAGTATTTGACATTGTCTTTAACGCCAAACGCTTGTGGCTTAAGACTTGCAGCACCAGAGGATTTAACACCAGGTTTTGCAATATTGTCAAAGGGAACTCGGACCATCATAAACTTCCCGTTGACTTTAACTTGAATCAAAGCCTTGCTGTCATATGCAGTAGCCTTTTGATAAACTACTTCTGTTCCAGTTGGGATTTTGAAGTTTAACTTTGCTTTGGTTGACGAGTCATAAGCATCAGAATCCTTTTTTAATCTGGTCTCAATATTTCCCTTTCCACGAAAATGTTTTTGCCATGCAGCTTCGCCACTAGACGCCATTTTTATAAACCTTCTTTAAGAATTTTTTCCAGACTTTGGGGTCTTGCTTACGAAAAGTTTGTCGGTACATAAAGATGGCTTCACACTCTTTCCATCCAATCTTATGCGCCTTTCGTAACTTATTTATATCTAGTTTCTCAGCCTGTGTCTCATATGCATGAGCGTCAAGTTCATCGGGATTGCCATAATACATAGCCTTCATTTTATTCTGCTTTGGCTTTGGTTTGTATTCTTTTTGTAGAAGCAATGGACGCTGCTTGTGTTGATGCTTATGACGATATTCGTGATGTATGACTCTAACAATCTTTACAGCAAGATTGCGTGCACCTTCTTTAGTTATGATCGCTTTCTTAGAATCTTCAGGAAAGTTTAAACAAACATAAATGTGTTCAGGAACTATGTCTGAAATTTTCATACAATAGTGACCATTCACAATCACGTTGTGATCAGGATAATAATCACCTTCAAATCTTTCTGATGAAAAACAAACAATGTATGGTTTGAATGCTTTATTCAGTTGACGAATGATGGAAGGAATATGTTTCTCTCCGACCCAAGTTTCGGCAAGAGCATAGACCTTCTTTTCGATCTTTTTAAGTTGCATTACACTTTTAGATTCTTAAACTTATCTGTGCTTCGACCACGATCAAAGACTGGCTTTGAATCATTCTCTTGCATCACAGCATCTTGGGCTTTCTGCTCAAGATCATAAAGTTTCATCTTTGCGCGGTCAATACCAACCGTGAATCTCTTATGAAGATTCGGATCATTATATCGATTCTTCAACTGCTTCACAAGGATTTGATTTAACTGCTGCAGTTCTTCAGTACTAACAAGAGCAAACATGAAATCAGCAGTGGCAGGTAGACCAAAACTCTCACTAGTGTCTTCGAGCCCAGGATCTGAATTGCTAAAACCCGAGCGAGTTGTCTGAGTAGCTGAAACGATAGGTACATTATTCTCCACTGCAAGACCACGAAGTTCTTCAGCGATTGCTTTAATGTAAGTATACGAGTTAACATTCGCACCTGCCTTAATTCTTGACGATGCACAAATATTTAGATAATCGATGAAGATTATGTCTGGACGGAAGTTTTTCTTCAGAGCCAGATCGTTGATCAATGCGCGGAAGTGAGCAGGATTCGCCGACGCAGTTGGATATTCCTTAATGATCAACTTACCTTTAACGGAAGTCTTGAGTTTACCCATGCGCTTCTCATACATGTCTTTCGGCATGTTCATGAGATCATCAAGAGAGACGTTGAGAAGATTCGCATCAATACGTTCGGCGATCTTTTCCTCAGCCATTTCTAGAGTAATGTATAGAACATTGTAGTTTTGAACCAAGCAACTAGCAGCCACATGGCACATAAACAAAGACTTGCCGACGCCAGTACCTGCAAGAGCAATGTTAAGGGTCTTTTGCGGCAATCCTCCTTTAGTGATCTTGTTGAAATACTCAAGATCGAAGGGGATTCTTTTTTCGATGCGATGATAGAAATCATACCGATCAGCGTAATTATCCAAAAAGTCGTGACCAATATGAGGATCGAAACTAACCCCCAAAGCATCAGACAAAAGAGTAGGAATGCTTCCTTTGCCCCTCGCTTGATCTTTGCCATCAAGTATCTGAATGCTGTCCATGATAGCATTATAGATTGCTTTTTCTTGGCAAAACTTTTCTGTAGTGTCAAGAAGCCACTCGAGTTTTTGCTCTGATTTGTCATTCGAGATTTCCTTTAGGAGTTCGAGTGACTTATTTAACTCAACTTCAGTGAGTTTGGTAGATTCTTTTAAAGAAATTTCCAGTGCTGCGTTTGGTGGCAGACTGTTATACTTTAGGATGAACTCCTTTATTTCCTCGAATACTTTTCTTTCGTGACTTTCGGTTAGATACTCTTTCTTCAGAAAGGGCAGAGTCTTCCTCATGAAAGACTCGTTCCGCATCAAATTCGACAAGATCAGTGTTTCTGTTTTCATTGCCTTCCTTCATCGCATTGTCAATTGCACTCAGAAGTATACTACGAACCACGTTAGAAGTAAATCTCTGAAACGATTTGCTCTTGGTGTCTACGTTGTTTAAATTTGAGATAATATCATAATCAAACGTCATCAAACCATCATCGCCAACTTTAATTTCAGTAAACTCGACGATCACGCCATCATATTTGCCCAAGAACTTGACAGCAAAACTTCCAGGTGGACCATTAAGGTCCACGAAGAAGGTGTATTGCTTTTCGACTTTGAAGAATTTCTTGACGTACCAAAATTCAAGTTTAGCGATTAAATCTTCAAACATCTTCTTCCTCATCTACATCAGATGAAAGATTACCAGCAACAGCAGAACTGAACTGATAATTCTTACGAATCCATTCTTTAAATCCATCATCGCCAAGAATACTATCCCAGAATTCAGGACACTCAGTATCAGCCAAACGCCATTTCTTGTTATCAACTTCACCAGTTGAAGTGTTTACTTTAGCATACCAACCTACATTTGGCTTCGTAACATGACCAGACTCAAGTGCCATGTCAAGTAGACCACTGTACTTAGAAATGCCACCATCGAAGCGAACAGTGACAGGGATACGAGCCTTTTCTCTGACATAACGAGACTTCTCAACATTAATAATGAAGTTGTAGCCAATCAAATCAGTGCCTTCTTTTTCTTGCTGACGACCAAGGATGTAGATATTATCAGCAGAATAATAAGAACCTGTTCCGCCACCGACAATATCCTTGGGATACAAACCTATTTCTTTATAG